CAACAGGATGAGCGGATGACCATTCTTGACCGGAAAACGATGACCCATGGCCGCCCGGCGCTGTCGGCCCATGCCGAGGTGGAAGTGCCGCACAAGAAGGCCTTTGGCGCCTATCTGCGCAGCGGCGATGACGATGGCCTGCGCGGCCTTGTGCTGGAGGGCAAGGCCCTGTCGACCGCGGTGGCCGCCGATGGCGGCTATCTGGTCGATCCGCAGACGGCGGACACCATCCGCTCGATGCTGATGTCCACCGCCAGCCTGCGGTCGATCGGCACTGTCGTGCAGGTGGATGCGACGAGCTTTGACGTGCTGATCGACCGCAGCGAAGTGGGCTCGGGCTGGGCGACCGAGGCCGGGCCGCAGGCCGAGACCGCGACCCCGACCATCGAGCGCATCTCGATCAAGCTGCACGAGCTGTCGGCGATGCCGAAGGCGTCGCAGCGGCTGCTGGATGACAGCGCCTTTGACGTGGAAGGGTGGCTCGCCGGCAAGATCGCGACGCGGTTCATCCGGGCCGAGGCTGCGGCCTTCATCAACGGCGACGGGGTGGACAAGCCGAAGGGCATCCTGCTGCCCGCGAAGGTGGCGAATGCGTCCTGGACCTGGGGCAGCATCGGCTATGTCGCGACGGGCGCCGCCGGTGATTTCCCGGCCTCGAATGCGGCGGATACCATCGTCAACCTGGTCTATGCGCTGGATGCGGAATACCGGGCGAATGCGACCTTCGTGATGAACTCGAAGACCGCAGGCGCGGTGCGCAAGATGAAGGATGCCGATGGCCGGTTCCTGTGGTCGGACGGGCTGGTGGCGGGGCAGCCTTCGACGCTGATGGGCTATCCGGTGCTGATGGCCGAGGACATGCCCGACATCGGGGCCAATGCCTATGCCATCGCCTTCGGCGACTTCGCCTCGGGTTATACCATCGCCGAGCGGCCCGATCTGCGCATCCTGCGCGATCCGTTCAGCGCCAAGCCGCATGTGCTGTTCTATGCCTCGAAGCGCGTGGGCGGCGACGTGACGGACTATGCGGCGATCAAGCTTCTGAAGTTCGCGACGACCTGACGGGGTCTGTGGCCGGCCGCTCCGTGCAGGGGCGGCCGGATCGGCGGGGGCGATTGCGGGAGAAGGGACGATGTTGCTGATCGAGCAGGGAGGCGTGCCGCAGGCGGCGCTGCCGATTGCGGCCTTGAAGGATCATCTGCGGCTGGGCAGCGGCTTTGCCGATGACGCGCTGCAGGATGCGCTGGCTGAAAGCTATTTGCGTTCGGCCCTGGGCGTGATCGAGGGGCGTACGGCCAAGGTTCTGATCGCGCGCGATTTCCTTCTGGTGCTGGAGGACTGGCGACAGGCGGCGGAGCAGGCGCTGCCGGTGGCCCCGGTGACGGCGGTGGCTTCGGTGACGCTGTTCGACGGGGCGGGCGTGGGCACGGTGGTGGCCGCCGACCGCTATCGCCTGGTGCGCGACACGCATCGCCCGAAGATCGCGGCGACGGGGGTTCTGTTGCCCGAGGTGGTCGAGGGCGGGCGAGCCGAGATCCTGTTCACCGCAGGCTTCGGCGACTGGGCGGATGTGCCGGCCGATCTGGCGCAGGCGGTGTTCCTGCTGGCGGCGGAATACTACGAGATGCGCCACGAGGCCGGGGTGCGGCAGGCGCAGGGACTGCCCCATGCCGTGCAGGTGCTGATCGAGCGCTGGCGGACGGTGCGCGTACTGGGCGGGGCCGCGCGATGAGGGCGCCGCGCCTGCATCGGCGGCTGGCGCTGGAGGCCGAGGTGGTGACGGCGGATGGCGCGGGGGGATTCACCCGCGTCTGGGCCTTGCGCGGGCACCTCTGGGGCGAGGTGACCCCGGGATCGGGGCGCGAGAGCGGCGGCGAGGAGGTGCCTTTGTCGACGCAGCCGTTTCGCATCACGGTCAGGGGAGCGGCGCAGGGCGCGCCGTCGCGGCCGGTGGCGGGGCAGAGGTTCCGCGACGGCAGCCGGGTGTTTGCCATACTGGCGGTGACCGAGCGCGACCCCGACGGGCGCTATCTTGTCTGCGCCGCGCGCGAGGAGGAACCGGCATGAGTTATGGCAGTGCGGCGGCGTTGCAGGCGGCGATCTGGCAACGGCTGTCGGTGCAGGCGGGGCTGGCGGGCATTCCGGTGGTCGATGCGCTGCCCAAGGGGCAGGGCAAGGGCACCTTCGTGCTGATCGGGCCGGAAGAGGTGATCGACGCCAGTGACAAGACCGGCGGCGGGGCCGAGCACCGGCTGACGGTAAGCGTGATCTCGGATGCCACGGGGTTCCGCAGTGTCAAGGATGTGGCGGTCGTGGTGTCGGACGCGCTGGTCGATGCGGGGCTGGTGCTGGCGCGGGGGCGGCTGGTGTACCTGCGCTTCCTGCGGGCGGTGGCGCGGCGGCTGGACGATGGCGCGGTGCGCCGCGTGGACCTGGTGTTTCGCGCTCGGGTCGAGGTCTAAGCTTGTACAAATCGAACAGAAATCGGCTGACGCTTGTGGGCAAGTGGCCGTGAACTTTCAAAAACAGGAGAAAATGCCATGGCTGTGCAGAGCGGCAAGGACCTTCTGGTCAAGCTGGACATGACAGGGGACGGAACCTTTGAGACCATTGCGGGGCTGCGCGCCACGCGGGTGGGGTTCAATGCCGAGACGGTGGACGTGACCAGCCTGGAAAGCCAGGGCGGGTGGCGGGAACTGCTGGCAGGCGCGGGGGTCAAGTCGGCCTCGATCAGCGGGTCGGGGGTGTTTCGCGATGCGGCGACGGACGCCCGCGCGCGGCAGATCTTCTTTGACGGCGAGGTACCGGATTTCCAGGTCATCATCCCGTCCTTCGGGGTGATCGAGGGTCCGTTCCAGATTTCGGCCATCGAATATGCGGGCAGCCACAATGGTGAGGCGACCTACGAGCTGACCATGGCCTCGGCCGGGGTTCTGACCTTTACGGCGCTCTGAGATGGCGAACCCCTGGGCGGGCGAGGTGGCGCTGGTTCTGGACGGGCGGCGGCATGTGGCGAAGCTGACGCTGGGGGCGCTGGCCGAACTGGAGGCGGCGCTGGAGGCGGGGACCATCGTCGATCTGGTCGAGCGGTTCGAGGCGGGGCGGTTCTCGACGCGGGATGTGCTGGCGCTGATCGTCGCCGGTCTGCGGGGCGGCGGCTGGCAGGGGACGGCGGCCGACCTGCGGACAGTCGAGATCGGCGGCGGGCCGGTCGAGGCGGCGCGGGTGGCGGCGGTGCTCTTGGCGCGTGCCTTTGCCCTGCCGGGTGAGGCATGAAGGCCCGTGCCATCGACTGGGCCGGGCTGATGCGGGCGGGGATTCTGGGGCTGGGCCTTGCGCCCGAGGACTTCTGGCGGCTGACGCCGGTGGAGTTGCGGCTGAAGCTGGGGCTGGAGGCGGGGGCGGCGCCCCTGACGCGGGCGCGGCTGGATGAACTGGCCCGGGCGTTTCCGGATGTGAAGGGGGGCGGCGATGGCTGAGGTCGAGGAATTCGAGGTGCAGGTGGCGGCTCTGGAGGCGACGCTGGGCAGCGCCACGGGGGTGGTGGCTGCCTTCGAGGGCGAACTGGCGCTGATGCGGGAAAGCCTGACCTATACGCAGCGCGAGGTGGGGACGCTGTCGGTGGGCATCGGCGGGGGCCTCAGGCGGGCCTTTGACGGGCTGGTCTTCGACGGGGCCAAGCTTTCGGACGTGCTGCGGGGCTTGGGGCAGTCGATTGCCGACACCTTCTACGGCGTGGCGATCCGGCCGGTGCAGAATGCCTTTGGCGGCGCGCTGGCGCAGGGGATCTCCTCGCTGGTCTCGGGATTGCTGCCCTTCGAGAAGGGCGGCGCCTTCAGCCAGGGCCGGGTGATGCCCTTTGCGCGCGGCGGGATCGTGGCGGAGCCAACCAGTTTCCCGATGCGGGGCGGGCGCGGGCTGATGGGCGAGGCGGGGCCGGAGGCGATCATGCCGCTCGCGCGCGGGGCCGACGGGCGGCTGGGGGTGCAGGCGGCAGGTGGCGGGAGGCCCGTGACGGTGGTGATGAACATCACCACGCCCGATGTGCAGGGCTTTGCCCGCAGCCAGAGCCAGATCGCGGCGCAGGCGGCGCGCGCGCTGTCGCGCGGGCAGCGGAACAGGTGAGGGATACCCATGGGATTTCACGAGGTGCGGTTTCCGGCGAACCTGTCGTTCGGGTCGGTCGGGGGACCGGAGCGGCGGACCGAGATTGTCACGCTGACCAATGGTTTCGAGGAACGGAATTCGCCCTGGGCGCATTCGCGCAGGCGCTATGACGCAGGCGTGGGCTTGCGCAGCCTGGACGATGTCGAGGCGCTGATCGGGTTCTTCGAGGCGCGGCGGGGGCAGTTGTTCGGGTTCCGCTGGAAGGACTGGGCCGACTATCGGTCTTGCGGGGCCAAGCGGACGGTTGCGGCGGATGACCAGGT